GGGAATTAGTGAACTAGGATATGTACGATTAGAGGGTGATATAGTAGGCTATCTCATTGGAACTGAACCCCGTACTGAAGAACTATTACTTGCCACAGAAAGATACAATTATATTACTGATACACATCTCAAGGTAGAAGATTCTCGCCAAGTTTCTGGGTTCTCCCTTCCAATGATACAATTTCCCACAGCCCCAACTGGAACAGCTTGGTTGGGAATGGGGGCATCTAGTAATATCATATTAGAAACTGATACCATTGCACAACTTCTTCTTGAAGACGGAAGTGGAAATGTATTATATGAAACGCCAATTGCAGCAGGTGGAAAAATACAGAATGAAGATGGGGGCGAAATCTTTTTAGATGGAGTTCCAGATGAAGGCGGAAAAATACAGAATGAAGATGAGGGCGAAATCTTTTTAGATGGTATTATTTCAGCCGGTGGTTCAATATTAATTGAAGGTCTGATTACCGCCGGAGGAAATATTACTTTTGAAGATATAACAGGTGGGGGTGAAATATTTCTAGAAGATGATGGCGGAGTAATCCTGACTGAAGATTTTGCAATAGACACTAGAACGGGAGATTTATGTCTAGAGGACATGGATGGTGCAATAATATCTGAAGACTATGATGTTGCTGAAGGTGGTAGTATAGTATCAGAAGATTATACAATCACAACAGGTGGTAGTATAGTTTCTGAAGATTTTGAATTGGGGGAAGAGGATGAAGATGGTGATATTATATTGTTAGAAGATCAGCCTGTAGAATCTACTGGAACGGCTTATGATTATTTGTTGATGGAGAGAACTGATGGATTTTTCCCAATCTATGTAGAAACAGAAGATTCTATGCAAGACGTGATTTCTAGAGAATCAGAAATTACTCTTTATCCGACTGAAACAGATTATGAATTGAGATTAGAAACAGGACTTGGTAATGTTGTTTATGAAGATGATGGTATTATATTATTTCCTGAAGATGGAATAGGATTGGAAAATTCAGGAAGCGATACCGATGGTGTAATACTTCTTGAAAGATCAATAACACATCTTGGTAATATTACACTCGAAGATGGAACTGGAGTGGTATTGCTTGAGAATGAAGATACTCTCGCATCAGAAGATGAATACGATGAATCTAAAGCTAAGATTGTATATGAATTTCTTCATCCTAATGATGCAAATATTGAACTTGAAGACGAAACAACTTGTATCATTTTACTTGAAAATGGCGACAGTCTTATTAGAGAAGAAGCCGAAGACATTTATAATAATTGGTATAATCTTGGATTAGAAGAATCGACTCTCACTTCAGATGCCGATTATGTTACAAATAATAGTGTTACTTCAATTCTTAGATTAGAAGAAAATGCTTATAATGATACAGTATTGATGGAATTTGGCACTGCTACTGCTATGATTCGGTCTGAAATTGCTTCAAATGATTTTGCGAGCGCATTTCATGGATTTCAAGTTCAAGGAACTGGTGTAGTACAACTTACAAGTGGTGAAAATTATGAACTTCTTACTGAGGGTGGAGATAGATTTATTGCGGATCATGGTACAACATATAGAGCATTTGCTACTGAGAGTGGTAATAAGTATACTCTTGAACACAATAGTCAGGGGTTAGGATCTTTTGTTTTAGAACCTGGTGCAGATCCAATTGCTTTCCTTAGAGCACAATATACAAGAGACAGCGAAGTTTCTGGTACGGGAACAGTTTTTGATTCAGATTTAAGTTCTTTGATTGTTCTAGAAAGTGCTGATGGTGCACTTGAAATGGAACAAGATACAGATGATGCCGTTTTGTTAATTGTAGAAACGACTGATGATAGAGTTTTTGATCCTATAGTGTTAGAAGACTATTCTGGTAATTTGGCTCTTGAAGAAACACAAGATACAACATCACGAAGGTTAGTCTATCATGAAATAAAGAACTTGCTTGTAGATGAAGAGGCAATTGAACTTGAAGAAGAAACTTTGATGAAAATTGAAGATAATGAACTGGATAATATAGTAAGAGAAGATTTCACTATTAGTGAATTTGTACCAAATATGGCATATGAATATGATGGAACAAAACATGAAGGATTTTTACAAACAGAAGATGGCGATACAGTAACATTTGAAGACGATATAATAGCGTATTTAGAACTGGAGAATGGATGGAATGTTATTCATGGTGGAACTATAGATACATCGCCTGGAAGTTGGGTGTTAGAAGACAAAATTGAGTCTCATATCATTCTTGATGGACTTGATGACGGTAGTTGGATTGAAGGAGATGCTATATTTTATGGAGATGAAGATGAAAATAATCTGGTTCTTCTAGAAGCATTTGAGATTGTTGGCGGCAAAATTTTCCTTGAGGATACTTATGTACAAGAGGCAGCACTGGGTGAATCCGGTGGACAAATATATCTAGAAGATCAAGATGGATCAATTATATCGGAAGATTATTCTGCAGTTTTCCTTCAAGGAGAAGGTGGAACTATTAAGGCGGAATTATGTGATGCTGATTTAAGTGCAAATACAGAATTCTTTAATGACAGTGGAAGATTTTATCATTTTCAACTCAATGGGTACACTAGAGAGGGAAAATCACTATCACTTCCTGATAGGGATAATGTTATAGGAAATGATATTGTGTATGAAGATGAAACTAGAATTCTAAATGAAGATGAAGAAACTACTCAAGATGATAATATTATACTTCTTGAATGGGGTGACAGTATTATACAAGAAGACGATTCAAATGGGGGGTATATATTAGATCAGGATGGAGGATATGTGGTAGTTGAAGATGCTCTTCAAACAGAAGAGGGTATTGCCTTTGAAAAAAATGATATAGTAGTTTTGGAAGACATTTTTGATAACTATAAACTTTTGAATTTTGAGGAGACTCAGTTTAGAGTCGATACCATTAGCAATAATACATTTTTAAAGGTTTCAAGTGGTGAAACCCCACATCAAATTCTAAATTCTCCTATATTTTTAGAAAAGGCGGAGATTGTTTGATGACTAAATATAAAAGATAATATAAACTTAACGATTTTTGGAGGAATTTAAATGCCTGCTATAGTAACTAACAAATTTCGTATTCATAATGCCAAGCAGTTCATTGAGGCATTTGACGAAGTAGCCACCACGTCGGGCACGGCTGTGAGCGACACTAGTGGGTTTTTGAATACGAATATGTATCTTTTTATCGGCAAAGTTACAGCCTGGTCGGATGATACAACACCACCTACTCCGACAGATGCGGTGGCTAATACTCATTATGAAAATTGGAGAGACATGATCGCTGCAAAGAAAATCACTTCTTCAGATGTTTCTCATGTAATTCCAAGAAATAATTGGACAAATAATACTAGTTATTTTGCTTACACACATAATACTGCTACTTTAACTAGTCAAGATTTTCATGTAATGACAACTGACTATAATGTTTATAAATGTTTGTCAAATAGTGATACCAATTCTAGTGGTTCAGTAGCGTCAACATCGACAACAAAACCAACCGGAACAGGAACTAGTATCATTTCTACTGCCGATGGTTATCAATGGAAATTCATGTATCAAATTTCTGCAGCAGATGCTTTGAGATTTGTTACACCGAATTATATTCCAGTTGATACGGTAAGACGAGCAAATGGTTATCTTGCTAATACTTATGATAATTCTCCAGGGCAAGTTCAGTATGACGTAGAATCGGCTGCGGGGGCTTCAGGGGGTGGTAATGGAGCTATTGAAATAGTCCATATGACAACTCGTGGATCTCAATATCTTGGAGATGTTTCTACGATTCAATCTGGCGGTACACCAAGTACAACCCAAGTAAAAATTTCTGGTAGTGCTCTTGGTGCTGATGATAGTATTGTTAATAATGATATTTACTTTACAAGTGGAGATGCTTCTGGTCAAGGTGGAACAATTACAGATTATAATGCTACAACAAAAATTGTAACATTCAGTGCGGTTGCGAATACTCCATCTGATGGAGATGGTTATGCGATTGGACCAAAACTTGTAGTTTTTGGAGACGGAATGGGGGGTAATGTTCGATGTACAGTCAATTCAACTGGAGCAATCAATGCTGTATCTGTAATTTCTGGTGGAAATAATTATTCCAATGCTTCAATTACAGTTATTTCTAATGCTGCACAATCAAATAGTTTTAATCCAAGTCCAGCAGCTGCTTTAACTCCAATTATCGGGCCTGCTGGTGGTCATGGTTCTAATGCTATTGATGAACTTGGGGGGTATTATATTCTCACCAATGCAAGACTTGAATATTCTGAATCAAATAATTTTACTACAAATAATGATTTCCGTAAAGTAGGACTTATAGCACAACCAAAATATGCAAATGGAGATTTTGCTACTGCTTCAGTAGTAGATCAAGCATCAACTATTGTTCTTTCTTCTTGGAATGGAACAGTTTATGCTGCTGATGAATTGGTAACAGGTGCGACTTCTGGAGCTACAGGAAGAGTAGTTGATTTTGTAGGAAATAATACTTTAAGAGTAACAGATATTATTCCTTCTGGAAATTCAACTACAGCCGGATATAACAGCATTTATGGATATTTCACAAATACTGAAGTAATTGCAGCAAATACATCTGGTAATGGGGGGTCTGGTGCATCGGCTACAGCAAATGGATCAGGCGCAATTACAGGTGGAGATTTAACAAGATTTTCAGGAGATATACTTTATGTTGAAAATCGCTCTCCGGTTACAAGAGCAAGCGATCAAATAGAAGATGTTAAATTGAGCATGAATAATGATGAAACGGATAAATTAGATTTTCTAGTAAATGCAACGGTCATGCCAGGATATATTAATGGAGAAATTCCTGTTTCTTATTACGGGAGGCAGGTTTTCTTCGCAGGAGATACCACATTTGGTGATTGGACGTGCACAGTATTAAATGATGAAAGTATGAAAGTTAGAACAAATATTGAAAAATGGATAGAAGCTATGAACAGTGCAGAGGGGAATGTAAGAAAATGGTCGATTCCCCATTCATCGATGTTGGGAACAGTATTAGTTAAAGCTTATTCATTATCCGGCGATAATAGTACTATTGATAGTATGAAATTACATGGCGCATGGCCGAATAATATATCACCAATCGAATTAAGTCATGATTCAGTAAATACTATAGAAACATTTACTATAACTTGGCAGTATTCTTATTCTGGACCAGTACTATCTACAGCTGATAATAAGGTGAACAATATAAATACTGTTGCCGGCGGAGCAGTTGCATAAACAAAAGGAGAAATAATGGCTAGTACAGGATTTAACGTTAATGATATTAAAACCGCTTTAGCGGATGGGGGAGCGAGACCTACGCTATTTGAAATTGGCGGAAGTTTCTCAGGAACAAATTTTTTGTTACATTGTAGAGCGGCATCATTACCAGGAACAAATATTAATGTAATTCCCGTAAATTATCGAGGAAGAGCAATTAAACTTCCAGGAGTTAGAACCTATGATGTATGGAACACGACATTTTTAAATGATGATGGTGAAATAAGACATTTGTTAATACAATGGATGAGACAAATGGCGGGAATGATTGATGGAGCAAGAGATGCAACATATGGACCATATAATAAAACTACTTCTGATTATAGAGATTTATCTGTTTCTCAATTAACTAAAGAAGGTAAAAAAACAATAACTTATAAGTTAATACAGGCTTGGCCAGTAAATATAAGTGATATTGCATTAGATTGGGGTACAGAAGGATTTCAAGAATTTACTGTAACTTGGAGATACGATTATTTTCTAGAAACAACTGACGTTGGAAATGCCGCAGGAGAGGGTGATATTATTGCAGCCGTTGCCACTGCGTGATAAATAGTTATAATCAGATAAATAGTTAATAATTTTAAACACTTTACAGGTTGGTAACTCGTGGCATTCAATGTTCAAGACTTTAGATCAAAAGCGCTAAAATATGGTGGTGCGTCACCTAACCTATTTGAAGTGGATATTGTGTGGCCTTGGACATCTACTACTAGAACAAATTATAACATTAAAACAACATTTCTTCCAGCATCTATATCAACTTCCGCAACAGTAAATTATCTTGGTAGAGTTTTTAAATTTGCAGGGGAAAGAACATATCCACAATGGACATGTACTTTTCTTAATGATGAAGATTTTAAATTGAGAAATGCATTAGAAAGATGGTCTGATTATATTTCTGGACACGTGAAACTTGGAAGAACAGAACAGATAAATCAAAGCTTAACCGGCCCACTCGATTATCAATCTACAGCTACATTGACTCAATTTTCAAAAAATGGAAATCCTTTAAAAAAATATACATTTAATGGGTTATATCCATTAACATTAACAGATATTCCTGTTTCTTGGGATACGACAAATGCAATTGAAGAATTTACAGCAACATTTGAATATCAATATTATACAACCAATTATATAAGTTCTCATCCTGGAAGTCGCGACATCAGCGCTGATAATTGGATTGGAAGGGGAGAGACAGTTGAACGAGATCAGGGTGTGGCAGAAATGAATGCAGCGTTGGATGATTTTGATTTAACAATGGATGATGATTATTAGAGAAATATATATGAAAAATAAAACAATCAATAGGATATATTATGGCACAATTTAGTTTATTTGGATTTAAGATCGGAAAAAAGGATGAAGAAAAGGAATTATTAGCTTTTGCTAAACCTGATGATCTTGAAGGAACCTTTGACATAGCATCATCATATGGAATGTCTGCGGGTGGTGCTTATGGTACTTATATTGATATGGAAGGTACTGCCAAAAATGAGGCAGACCTTATTAGCAGATATAGAACGATGGTTTTACAACCAGAGGTCGATATGGCTATAGATGATATTGTAAATGAGGCTATAGTTACTGGAAGAGATGTTCCAGCAATTTCAATTGCGTTACATAATTTAAATGTTACAGAAAAAATCAAAGGCAAAATTTCAGATGAATTTGCAGAGATTATGAGACTTTTAGATTTTAATAATAATGGTTATGATATTTTTAGAAAATGGTATGTTGATGGTAGAATTTATTATCAATGTGTTATTGATCCAGCTGACGCTTCTGCAGGATTACAAGAATTAAGATTTGTTGATCCCCTTAAAATAAGAAAAGTTAGAGAAAGAAAAAAACCAGAACAAAATGTTCCACGAGAAGCTACATTAAAGAAAGACATGTCTGGTGAATATTATGAATATTATTTGTATCAGGATAAACCAATGTCTAATCAACCTAATAAAATGGGCGTTGGAGATTATTCTAAAAAGCAACTGAAGATCGCTCCTGATATGATTGCATATGCTGGTTCCGGTGTTACCAATGCTGGTAGAAAAATGGTCATTTCTCATTTACATAAAGCGATCAAATCATTAAATCAGTTAAGAATGATTGAGGATTCTTTAGTTATTTACAGAATATCGAGAGCACCGGAAAGAAGAATATTTTACATCGATGTTGGTAATTTACCTAAAATGAAAGCGGAACAGTATCTTAGAGATATTATGCAGCGTTATAAGAATAAATTAATTTATGATGCGGATACTGG